GTCCTGTGGTACTAAAGATTGTTGAAACAATACAGGATCAGCTGCAAACTCTTCCTCAATTCTCGGAAGCAAGTCTTCAATAAAAGGCTCTACAGGAGCGTATGGCTTAACTTCTCCGCTACCGCTTGCTTGAAACTGTTGCGGCTGTTGTATAACTACCGGAGGAGGACTACTAAAAAAACTGGACATCTTACAGTATCTTTCTCAAGGTTATACTTTTAAATTCATATCCTAAAGGTGCCATTACCTTTTCCCAACCTTTTCGACCTGTCATTTCCCAAAACTCGTATCCTAAATTTTTGTAATATTCTTCAATTTTAGGAACAATATTTTTAAAATCAAAATCAGGACTATCTGTACTCATAGCTTCTGCAAGTATTCCTGTTTTTTGAGGATAGTAGGCAAACCCTATTACAAAGCATCCTTTAATGTTATCTTCCTTGTCGTAGGCAATCCACAAGTCGCTTGTTCCCTTAGCAACTCGTTTAACCAAATCATTAGCATTATAAATATCAGAGCATAGGCCCCGTTGTATTGTTTTTTCAAAGTAGTCATAACATTTAGACAACTTTAACCACAAAGAACTGTGTTTGTAATTTACAAATTTATAGTTTAACCCATGCTCCAGCGGAATTTCTAAAATAAATTCCCTCTCCTGATCCGGGGTTCCAGGTACTGCCATCAGCATATCTAATATCGCCTTGTTGTGGTTTGTCGGGTTCTTCATAAACTACGTCTAGGTGGCCGTCTCTTAACAAGTCTGTTACAATTTTAACCTGCAAAAGCATTTCGTCTACAAATTTAGGAATGCTTTCTAAATCTTGGGGACAAGTCGAAGGGTCAAATCTTAAAAACTCCGTCATCTATCAGACACCACCTCTGCTTCTATAGACATTCCCGATAGCTCAAATTGAGTATCGGCATTGCTTTCTATCTTAATAGCAATGTACCTACCCTTAACTCTACAATCTACTTTAAAGTCTGTGCCTATTTCAAAAGCTACTGGATCATTATAGGACACGCCTTGAAACGGCTGTAACTCAGCGCCGACACTTATATTAACACTACCCGTTCCTTCTATTCTAGGAAACACCCTAGTAACAGATTTTACAGCATCTGTGCGACCAGAGTGCAAGCCAACCCGTTCCAGTTTTGTTAAAAAGCTAGTTCCGTCAAACGTAGTTGAGGAATCAGCTAGGTAAAATTTAGTGTCGTTTGTGCCGCACATTAATAGCGAGTTAATAACAGGGTTGTACGGCGCTTGCGCCCAGTTAAGAGTATACTTTTCCCAAGTTGCTGTAGACGCTGTCCATGTATTAGCCAAAACAGGATTTACAACGCCCTTGGCAATGTAGTTGACGTTTGGTAAATCTCTGGTAGACCATGTGTTATCTCGATAGTTCCATATAACAGCAGAATCAGGAAAATTATTTGTAGCATTAGTTGCAGGATAACAAATCCAAACTTCTGATTTGTGTTTGTTATGTACTAAAAATGTTTTGTCAGCAGCAGAAGAATCAATTTCGCCAAACAAGAAATCCTTAATTCTGTCTTCAATTACGCTTTTAATACTGTTACCGTTGTGTATGACAACATCGTCAGTGGTCATTAAAACATGATTACCGTTGCCAAGATCGACTACAGCCTCTTTTGCAAACAATCCTGTATCTTTAAACTTTTGTCTGATTTGGAAGGTAAACGCACCGCCTACAAAGTTAAGAGCGTATATGCTATCCTCTAAATAAATTATTAACTCGTTACCCATCTGTAAGGCGTTTAGAATATGACCTTCTGCTGACGATATAGAAGTTTCAGCAGATTGCGAAGCTGCACTTCCAGTGTTCCAAGTATCTGAACCGTTGGTTGCTGCACCCGCTGGTATAGCATCACTCCACCTAATTGTAAAAGGTTTTTCCGTACCAGAGTCAGTAAGATTGAGAGCAATTAGGTGATTCTTAAACGGAACAATAGCTTTGCACTTTAGAGTAGATGGCCAGTCTGGCAAATCTGTAAACAAGCTACCAGCTTGAGTTAAGCTTTGAGGTACGTCTAGACCATTGGTTAAAACCAATACGCCGCCCAGAACACCACCACACCAATTGTTTGAAGTACCTGTCAGAGTAGTGTACGCTCCACTACTGCGCGTTACATCTGCGTGTGTAGTACCTGTAATTTTATGTAGGGAGGTAGCACCACCATATATCCAGAGGCTATTACTACCTTGTAAAAAGTCAATAGCCCACAGCGGAGCTACTGTTGGAGTTCCTAAAACTTGAGAATGACCTAAGATTTTACCAGCTTTACCATCTACAAATCTAGCGTTCTGAGCATCGCTAAAAAAAGACGGCCCCATATCATATGGAGACAAGTCTTTGTTTAAGGAAAAAGCCCCTTGCTTGGGTGATATGTCAAATATTTGTTTAGCCATCGCCAGTAGCTTCGTCAGTTGTCCACACTACATCTTTAAACTCTGCCCTAGCAATAAATTTGTTATTTTCAGTTAGCAAGTTTCCGCCTTCTTCTTGTATAATATTAAAATTATCAAGAACCCAATTAGTACCTCCGGTCTTACTAATCCTACGTCCCACACCGCCGTCAATTGTTATGCCTGCAAATTTTGTAGCCATTATGCACCCCTGCGAACTAAAGAGCCAGGATCACCTTGCACGGTCATGGTCATAACATTACCACCGTACCTAGCCTTTTCCTCTGACTGTTTTATGTCTGTCAAGGTTCTGTTAAAAATAGCGTCAAATCTGGTAATTTCGTCAGAGTCGTTTAGGAATATGGCACCTTCTAAACACGCACCGTAAAGATACAACGCTGGGAACTCTGTTAAAATGTTATTGGTAGTAACACTGTCTGACAAACTGGCCAATGTGCTATAGTAAACTAGCTCTACAGTGTACGCTGCATCAGGTGTAGGAATAATTTTTATTGTTTTGCCAAAACTAGAGTAAGATCGAGGCGCACCGTTTGCGGTAGTGCCATATTCCCTAGTTCCAGATTCTGGAGTCATGTAGGATAAAGCTGTTTTATTATCTCCAGAAACATAGCTAACACTTCTAAGCTCAATAAGGTCAGCTGGAAAATCATAAATATCTGTTCCAGAAGTAGTGGTAGTGGTCACCCTACTTACATTAGCCCTTGCTCTCAGTTCTCTATTGATACGGTTTTCTGTAAGCGTTATAAAATCAGGGATGACGCTTGTAAGGTCGTCTCTGTTAAGATAATTTGCTACAGATGCTTTGAGTTCTGAAAACGTAGAAAGAGCCATTATAGTCTGCCTTCTCTAGTCCTAAAAAATCTATTTTCTGGATCGTTCAGAAGTTGTTTAATTTTAGGCCAATCGTTTTTATTCATAATATCGACGCCTAGCTCTCGTTTCCATTTTTCAATCACAACCAGTGGAATGCTGGCAACTTTACGCATACCGGCTACATTATCGCCAGTGCCATACATTGAATCTCCAGTTAGCTCTTTTTTATTAAGCTCTAGAAGAGGCTCGACGTCTTGTACATTTTGCAATACGACTTTATCTTCGCCGTGATCGTATTTAAATTTTGTTTTAATGGGGTCAGTCATGCTTACTCTCTAAAGTGGGGGAGAGCTACTAACCCTCCCCCTTTTAGTTTACGACAAGTCGTAGACAGCGCCGAGAGCTTTCTCGTTTTTACAAACAAGAGTATACTCAGCAATAATTGCACGCTGCTCACCGTCAGACGTGCTGGCAACTTCCCGCTGGAAGAACGGACGCAGGTAGGCTACGCCGTAATACTCAGGGTCAAGAAGCCACACATCACGCGACCGCTGGAAGCGATTGGGAACAACCGCCATTTCGCCAAAGTCACTGACGTAGACATCCATGCCACCGATGATGCGCTGGTCAGCAACATCGTTAAAGTTGCTAACGCCCGACGCACCACCAACACCAACAAAGCTGGAGAAGGTCTGCTTTTGAGCAGGAGCCATCATCAGATACTTGATGTCAGCGCCTTCGTCATAGGCGGACAGAATTGCCGCCTTGAGAAGAGCTTCGGTAAACGTCCGTTGAGTACCATCAGTACGCGCAGCAGCACCCGCACCAGCGCCGTTGGCACCATCAGATGCCTTGGAAATATTAGTATTGACCCATGTGGTCAAAGAGCCAAGCTTACGCACAGTGCTGTCAGCTGACATCGCAGCTTTAGCTTGGTTGACACCAACCATTGCACGTTCCATGTCGCGCTTAAGTTCTTTGGAACGCTTGGACATTTGATAGGCAAGCTCTTCACGGCGACCGGCTTTGGAAACCGCATCAAGCGTACCGGAAACCAAAGTCGTCTTGAGGCTGATCTGGCAAATGTTTCCGACACGGGTGGTAGCTGCTGGCTCTGACGCCGTCAGCGTAGCACCTTCTTCGTTAAAGTTGTCAGCAGCTGACGCCAAAGCATCGGTCTGCCATTCGTGATTGACTGCAATCGCGTCTGAGCGACCGCCCATCGACATGAAGGGCGTATCAGTCGGGGAAATATCGTAAATTACATTCTCCAAGTCTTCACGGAGACCGGCAGAGGAGAACGTAACGTATACACCAGTTGGCTGTGCCATGTGTACTTACTCCTAAAGGTTATGAGATTAAATCCAGAAAAACATCTGCGGCATCCTTAGCGTTACCTGTTTTAGCCAATCTCTCTCGTTTAACTTGGGCAACCTTTTTGACTCTTTGTGATTTAGTCTGAGGTGTTCCTGATTTAACGACTTTGGGAGCAACTTTAACTTTTTTGACACCCTTAGCTGCATTGTCCTGCAACATAGCTTTGTGCAATACCAATACAACTTTGTGGTCAGTGATGCTATCTATTTCATTGGCTGGGAAACCAAGACTAAGCGCATAGTTCCTAAGATCAGTTTTTAAAGTCGATCCCGGCTCAGAATATTCTGGTAAAGCCTTAGCTAGAAGTTCTGCCTCTTGCTGTACCTTCTGAGTTACTATTTCATTAAACTCTTGCTGAGACTGCTGCTGCACTCTGGCGCGTTCGTTATTCAGCTGAGTTATTTTATCTTTGGCTTCTTGGTACTCAAGACGCTTCTCCATGTATTCCATTGGGTCTTCGTCTTTTAGTTCCTTCCAGTCAATGTTCTCAAACCGTTGTAATTCATAGTTTTGGTTTTGAGACATTTGCTCCAAAACTTGAGCATACTGCTGACGCTCGTTTTGAACCGCTTGTAGATTAGCCTCGTAAGCTTTTCGCTGCTCTGCTAAAGATTGCGATTTACGGGTATAATCCGCTTGCCGCTGGTAACCATCTCGTAGCTCGTCCAGCGTAACCTCAAACTCTTCACCGTCTACTTTAACAGTGTAAGCTTGTACGGTCTCTGTAGGAGTTTCCTCGTCAGCTACCTCGTACTCGTCTACCTCTTCAAACTCTTCGGAAACTTCTTCTTCGGCCTCGTCAAAGGCTTCAGCTTCATACTCTTCTGAGTCGTCAATGGCAGGTTCTTCGATTGTTTGTTCTGGATTAGTGTTTTCCTCACTTCCAAACATGACATCGAACATTGTAAGCTGTGGCTGTTTGACTTCCCCTTCAGGATTGGTCTGTGCCTCACTCATTAGTTTTCTCCGTTTTCTATTTTATCATTATGGATAAGAGCTTGCAGGTCTTCCTTAACGGAACTCAAAGCGTTTAGCTTCATCCAACAAAGTTCTCTTTCTTCTACAGTATCAGCTATTGTCCATTCAGATATTAGCCTGTTACTTATATTTTGCAGTGTTTCTTTAAACACCTGGTTTTCAAGAATCATACTAGCTTGACTAGCTTGTTCTCTTGATAAGGTTGATGGGTTAGGCATTTTTTGCTTTTTTCTTAGCCTTGTTAGAAAGTTCTGAAAAATGGTATAATTTTTTACTATTTTTTGTATGGCGCGATCCACTATGTAGATCACCATTTGGCATTTTGTGAACGCCTCCTTGATGTTTAGTACCGTCTCTAAAGTAGTGTGGAACTCCCTTAGCCATTATTTTTTCTTCATCTTCTTTTTCATCATTTTTTTCTTAGGCTTCATCATGCCGTTTCCGTTTTTCTTTCCGTAATGCCCAAGCATAGTATTCTCCTACCATTTTTTACATGACCAGTATCTGGCCGTTAGTTTACTAGGCGGGTTAGAGTCGCAACGGTGCCTAGCCCGAAAACTTTTACGTCGTTTTGGTTGATCCTTTTTAATAGACATATTAGGATCACCATAGCGTATTAGGCGTACCTTATTGCCCTGCTTTGCTAGTACAGCAAACTTTTTATTTTTTCCAGGAGTCCGCTTTGGTTTGTTGTATCCGGAAAACTTCTCGCCTCTGTAATTTATTGCCATGTCAGGTCTTTATAATAAAGTTAATAGGTTGTACTTTGAGAACATCTGTTCCAGAAGATGCGGTGGCTGTTTGAGACGTACCTAGGACAAACCCGCTTCCTACGCCAGCTGGGAAAAATGTTCTAAAATCCGGCACATTAAAGTTACCGCCTGATCCGCCAAAGGTAGTTCCTATTACTCCAAACAAAACAGAGTAGGTAGATGTAGAGTAAGATGATCCATCACACAACAAAAAATCGTTAATGCCGCTAATTGTTTGAGTTGTAGGAATTGAGTTAGATGCGTACATCATAACCGTTCCCGTTTCAAACCCTAGTTTATTCAGCTGCGCTGCCGTTGGACTAACAGCTGTGGTACTCAAATTTGGAAACTGAGTCTGAAGAACAGTCTTTATAAGACGAATATGATCATCGCCTTCAGATATGTTATCACCAGCAGCGGGATTGGATGTACTTAGCTGGCTAATATAGCTGGCAGATTCTACTGTCATTTGCCTAGTCCTTAGTTTATTTTACCATTATTTTTAACAGTTGTCAAGTTAATGTGATGCTTCACGATCACTGAGCGGTACGCCCGCTGCTATTATGTAACCAGCTTTTAAGTTTGTAACAGGGTCGTACAGTTTTAAAATAGTTGTATTTTTTTCTTTGTGGTCTCGGTACTGAGATACTACAGACCCGACACGCAAAATAACAGGTGGAAAAATTCGACTGCACGCGCCATCAAAGTGTTTAGTATTAAGGACAGTAATGTATTTTGCTACGTTTTTAGAATCTGCAAGGGCTACATCCAGTATGTCTTTTTCTTCACGGCACATATAAAATACACTGACTTTATCGCCTTTGCCCCAAGTAGTATCTGCAATAGCTGGGTGAAAAACCGCAACAAGCAATATTAGAGTTGTAATGAGTATACGCATTT